AATCACTGTCTCTTCTGGAACTTCAAAAACAATTTTTGAATCTACCTCCTGAATTACATTTCCATTCAGATTTATCCAATTACTCGGAAGATCTCGGTGGATTACCAGAAGACGATTTTGTAATTGTTGACGACACTACTGTTAAAACTTATGAGCTACCTGATTCTGTGTATATTCCTATTGGCAACAACAGAATAAAAATGCCAACTTCCTTTTTACTGGCTCTTATTGACCTGATTATCAGCACAATTCTTACAATTTCCATTGCAATTGCTCAGTCCAATTCATCACGAACAGAACCAATTAATCAAATGCAAATTGAAGAATCTCAGCTTGAACTGCAACGTGCTCAAAATGAAATGTTACAACAGCTACTTCACAATATAGATACGTCATCTTCCAGTGAAGCCGAAACTATCAAAGAATTGAAAAAAACTGTCGAAGAGCTGAATAAACAGTGTTCACCGACTCAAGACACATGCTCACCTGTTGAAGAAGATACTGATAATTCCAAATCGACCGAAGACACTGATACCCCAAAATAATGGTAAACATAATCGTTGATACCTGCGTAAGCATTAAGCTGATTTTTAAGCTTTTTACCTGCTTACGCAGGTTTTCAATTTCTTCTTTTGGATCATCCACCTCAACTCGCCTCCTTCTGGTCTGATTCAGTTGCAAATAAGTAGTCCAATGTCTTGTCTGGGAAAAAAGTGTTTTTTATTTTCACACACTCTTTTAAGGAAATTGGTGCTTTACCATTTAACTTAAAAGAAAATGTTGTTGGTGTAATTCCCAGCGACAATGCAATACTAGATTGTGTTATTTTTCCTCGTGCCATCTCTGCTTCTAAATTTGGAAACACTTTCTCGCCTCTCTTTCTCGATTTTTCGTTATTACATTTTAAAGTATATACGAATTTTCGTGATTGTCAATATATTTTTTCGATTTTTCGAGATTTTATGTTGATTCATTATATATTTATATTGATTTTTCGAGATTTTGGTGTTATTATCAATTTAGTTAGAGATTTGAAAAGGAGGGTTAATCGTATATGCAAGAACTTGAAGCCAATATTAAATCTCTTATTATAGAAAGGTATGGAAGTCTCAAGAAATTTTCTGAAACGATTGATATGCCTTGGACAACATTAGACAGTATTCTTAAACGGGGAATGGCAAATTCCAACATAACTAATGTATTAAAAATCACTCGTGAATTAGGTCTTGATGCAGAAAAGATAGTTGATGGAGAAATTATCTTTTCAGGCGAGCAAGAACCAACCACTCTTGCAGCTGGAAGTGAATACACAGAAGATGAACTGGATGAAATCCGTCAGTTCGCAGAATTCGTGAAAAACAAAAGAAAGTAGTGGTTGTACGGAAATATGTACATATAGAATGATATACTCGAGCGGGAGGTGTTTACAATGAATTATGAAGAATTACAAGACCAAGCCTGCAAAGACGGTATAGAGGTTATTGAATACCCTTTTAAGAGCAACAATATCAAAGGATTGTATTGCAATGGTACTGTTGCGTTAAATGAAGATATGACTCAGGTAGAAAAATCCTGTGTACTTGCAGAAGAAATCGGCCATCACTGTACCAGTTCTGGTGACATTCTGGATCAGACCAACATCATGAACCGTAAACAAGAATATCGTGCACGTTTCTATGGTTACAATCTTAAAATTGGATTAATCGGTCTGATCAGAGCCTACGAAGCAGGCTGCAGAAACTTTTTCGAGATAGCTGAATATTTAGATGCTACAGAAGAATATCTGAAAGAGGCTCTCTTATGTTATAAATCAAAATATGGCATATGTACTGCTGTTGATAATTATATAATTTACTTTGAACCATTTGCAGTGATGAAGATAATTACTGTAAATTCACTTTAGGAAGGAAAACGTATGGGTTTTTTAGATTTATTCCGAATCGGTAAAATCAAAAGTGAAAATGAAGCTTTAAAGCAAAAACTTCAACTTTTACATGCCGATGAATATTTTCAAATCAGAGAACAACTTGATGCAATGACAGCAGAAATTTCCAGCAACAATTCTGTGCTTTCTCAGCAACGTAATGAAATATCTGAATTGTCAAATCAACGTCAAAAATTGGATAAGCAAGTAAATACTCAAAAGAACAAGTTGTCTCGATGCAAAGAATTATATCAAAGCGTAGAATATGCTTTAAATAATTTTTTAGTATCAGACGTGCAATATAATAATTGCAAGCTAAATCCTCACAACAAAAGTGATTTTGATTTCCTTTCTCCTTCTGTGATTCTCCAATTGCATTCTATGGATGTGAAGGAACTCCGGAAAGCATATAAATAAGTTGCTTAGTTTGTACGAATCACGTTATACAACTAAAGCTAATAAATCCATTTATTCTTTAATGGTAATTGCATTACGAGCTGAATTGCAAAATATTCTTTACAATTTAAAATATGAAAAGCTTGATAAATCAATCGAAGATCTTAAATTAGTTACGGCCAAATACTTAAAAATTGCCGGAGAAGGGAATCAAAGCATAGCTGGAACTCTAACGAAATTCATTGGTGAAATTGAATATCTGTTTATTAACGCCATCAAAATCGAATACAATTATTACATCAAAAAAGAGCAAGCACGTCAGGAACAAATGGCCTTACGAGAGCAAATGCGTCAAGAGGCAGAAGAACGCAAAGCCCTTGAACTGGAGCGAAAACGTGTTGAAAAAGAAGAACTCAAATTTGTTTCAGAAATCGAAAAAGCTAAAGCTTCTCTGGAACAAGCTTCTTCAGATGAAGAAGCACAGAATTTAAAATTAAAGATTCTTGAACTTCAACAGCAACTGTCAGGGGTTACTACAAAGAAGGAAGAAATCGTTAACCTGCAAAACGGAAAAGCCGGTAATGTGTATATCATTAGTAATCTAGGCTCTTTTGGTCAGGACGTCTTCAAAATAGGTATGACTCGCCGTTTAGATCCGCAGGACAGAGTTAATGAACTTGGTAGTGCAAGTGTCCCGTTCAAGTTTGATGTTCATAGCTTTATATTTTCAAATGATGCCGTTGGACTCGAAAAGAAATTGCACGATATATTGAATGATCGTCGTCTTAACAAGGTGAATCTCAGAAAAGAATTTTTTAAAGTGGGAATTGATGAATTGGAAAAATTGGTTAATTCAATTGATCCTACAGCTGAATTTAACAAAACCATGCTTGCAGAAGAATTCCGTCAATCATCTGAACTCGATGAACCACTCAGTTCTTCTTTGTATTCTGATGATGCAGATAATATTTTAGAATAAAATAAAAACCGCCTCAGTATTGGCGTACTGAAGCGGCTTAGGTCTCCGAAGAGATACTCGTTTTGCAAGAATTATTGTATCATCTTCGGAGCAGGCGCACAACCAGAACGTTTGTGTGGCTGTTATTTTTGTACCCAATTTTACATATTTTATAAAACCGAGGTGATATTATGAGTGATCGTATTGGAGCTTTGTATATCCGAGTTTCCACAGATGATCAAGCGGAGCTTTCTCCTGATGCTCAGAAGCGCCTGCTGCTGGACTATGCTAAAAAGAACGGTATCATTATCTCTAATGATTTTATCTTTTCCGAGAGTGTTTCCGGCCGACATGTGCAAAAGCGTCCTGAGTTTCAACGTATGATCGGCATTGCCAAACAGCCGTCACATCCGCTTGATGTGATACTGGTCTGGAAATACTCCAGATTTGCCCGTAATCAGGAGGAATCTATCGTATACAAGAGTATGCTCAAGAAAGACCATGTGGAGGTAATAAGCGTGTCTGAGCCTCTTATAGATGGTCCTTTTGGTTCTCTGATCGAGCGCATCATTGAATGGATGGATGAATACTACTCTATCCGGCTCTCCGGAGAAGTTCTGAGGGGCATGAAAGAAAAAGCTCTCCGGAATGGATACCAATCCTCACCCTGTCTCGGCTATGAAGCTGTGGGACACGGAAAGCCTTTCCAAATCAATGAAGCCGAGTATGCTATGGTATCTTATATCATGGATCTGTACGATAATCAAAACATGGATGAAACTGCCATTGCAAGGAAATGTAATGATCTGGGATATAAGACCAAACGGGGTAATCCATTTGAGCGGCGAACCATTGATCGGATCCTGCAGAATCCTTTCTACTGTGGAATCGTGTCCTGGAATGGAGTAGAGTTCGAGGGCGCGCATGAAGTCCGGATTTCAAAAGAACGTTTTGACCGGAGGCAAAGATTGATTGCTTCCCGCAAACGTCCCATGAAAGCCCGGAATATATCTACGTGCAAGCACTGGTTATCCGGATTGCTGAAATGCTCTGTCTGTGGTGCTACCCTCTCCTACACCGGCAACGGCAAGTGTCCATACTTCCAATGCTGGAAATATGCAAAGGGATTTCACAAAACTTCTGTCGCGCTGTCTGTAAAAAAAGCAGAAGAAGCTGTGATCGAATATTTTGATCAGGTTCTTGCCGGTGCGGACTTTACATATGTACGCAAAGAACAGCCTGCTGCAGATGAGACTGCTGCCATTGAACAGCTCCAGAAGGAACTATCCAAACTCTCTGCCAGAGAAAGCAGGATCCGTGATGCATACGAAAGTGGAATTGATTCGTTGGAAGAATATAAAACCAACAAAGAACGGTTGATCAGTAATCGACTACAGCTTGAAACTGAATTGGAAAAGTTCCGAAAAGAGCAGGAAGAAAAAGAAGTAAACAAGGAAGATGTGCTTCATGAGATCAAATCTTTGAATGACATACTCAAAAATCCAGATGTGAGTTATGAAGAAAAAGGAACTCTGATACGTACAATTGTTGACCAGATTGTATATGACAAAGAATCCGGTAAAATGTACTTTGACATTATCGTATCATGA